CAAACAAGGATAAGATCATCAGTTACATCAACAATAAGCTAATCTCACAAACCAAAGAGGTAGAGTTATGAAAGAGATAACAGTAGAGAACTTTAGCAACTCAAATATAAAAGAATGGATTAAAGATTACTCACACAAAGAAAAGGTTGAGTTTGCAGTTTACTGTGCTGAACTGGTGATTGATTTGCACACAGGATCTAGCGAAGCGCCAAATAGAGCAATTCAAGCCGCTAAAAATTGGATTTTAAACCCTTCAGAAGAAAATAGGCAGAAATGCAAAGCTACTGCTTATGCTACTGATGATGCTGCTGCTTATGTTGCTGCTGCTGCTGCTGGTTGTGCTGCTTATGATGCTGCTGCTTATGCTGCTGATTGTGCTGCTGATTATGCTGCTTGTGCTGCTGATGCTGCTGCTTATGCTGCTTATGCTGCTAATGCTGCTTATGCCGGAAAGTCAACCAAGGATAAGATCATCAGTTACATCAACAATAAGCTAATCTCACAAACCAAAGAGGTAGAGTGGGTTAATGGTGATAAGTGCATATTCTCTGGTGAAGAGTATACGTTTGGGTGTGTTAGTCCAGTTTGCGATCAAGGCTATGTGGTTATATTTGATGAAGTCGGTGACTATCATGGTTGTTATATTGGCGAGCTATCCAAACCAGAAACCAAAGAAGACCGAGAGAAGCGTGAAGAGTTGGAGGCGGCTTATGACTTGTATTGTTACGCCATTGACCTTGAAAATCCATTTGATAAGTTCCGTAACTTTGGCCAACTAAAAGATATCTATATTAAGATTGTCCGCAAAACCGGGTACCGAAAGGGTGGTGAGGCTTATCGCAACTCATCGTTCTGGGATAGTTTAGAGAAGAAAAAGAAAGACTCTGAAAAAGAGAAGGGTTGAGCATGGCTAAGTTCACCGACAAGCAAAGGCGTTTTGTTGAAGAGTATTGCTCCAATGGGTTTAATGCAACTCAAGCAGCAATTAGCGCTGGATATAGTAAAAATACCGCATCCGAAACCGGTAGCGAGAACCTCGGAAAACCTCAGATACAGGAGGCAATACAGGACTTTATGGGGAAAGCCACCAGTAAAGCTCTTGTAACGACCGAGGATATCGTTAAAGGGCTATATGATATAGCTCAGCATGGGGAAAGCGATGCGGCTCGTGTTAGCGCATACAAGACGCTTACAGATTACACAGGTGGATTCGACGCTAACAAGCAAAAGGTCGATCACACCTCATCAGATGGATCAATGTCTCCTAAGCCAACGACTATTGAATTGGTAGCTCCAGATGACAACAGCTCAAATTAAACTGCCACCAAAACTAATACCCGTCTTTTCAGGCGGGTATCGTCGTATCAGGGGTGCGCATGGTGGGCGAGGTTCGGGCAAGACCTTTACATTTGCCAAGATGGCAGCTATCCGTGCCTATATGGCTGCTGAGTCTGGTAGGAAGGGTGTGATACTTTGCGCTCGTGAGTGGATGAACTCACTCAAGGACTCATCAATGGCTGAGGTTAAGGGTGCTATTGAATCCGAGGACTGGCTAAAAAATTACTTCGAGGTGGGAAAGGAGTACATACGTACCAAGAATGGCAACGTTGAGTTTATCTTTACTGGCCTTAACCGAAACCTAGACAGCCTAAAGTCTAAGGCTCAAATACTCATAGCCTGGGTGGATGAGGCTGAGGGCGTTAGTGAGACAGCATGGAATAAGTTAGAGCCAACTGTTCGTTCTAATGACTCCGAAATTTGGGTTACCTGGAATCCCGAGTTAGACGGTAGCGCAACAGATAAGCGATTCAGAAAAGGTGAGCTAGAAGGTAACTCAATGGTGATTGATATGAACTATCAAGATAACCCGTGGTTTCCTAATGTGCTTGACGACCTACGCAAAAGACAACAAAGAACTCTAGACCCTAACACCTATGCATGGATATGGGGCGGGGCATACAGGCAGAACTCTGACGCTCAAGTGTTCAATAATAAATACTCAGTTAAAGAATTTGAGCCTGCGTGTAATTGGGATGGGCCATATCACGGACTGGACTTTGGTTTTTCGCAAGACCCAACAGCAGCGGTTAAGTGCTGGATATTTGAAAGCAAGCTCTACATTGAGTATGAGGCCGGTAAGGTTGGACTTGAGCTGGATGATACCGCGACATTCTTAAATAGCCGCATACCCGGCATTGGTGAGCATGTGGTTAGGGGTGATAGCGCCCGACCGGAATCGATATCCCACCTTAAGCGCCATGGTTTACCTAGAATTGAATCTGTAGAGAAATGGGCAGGATCAGTTGAAGATGGTATATCTCACATGAGGGCTTATGAGGAAATAATCGTACACCCTAGATGTGAAGAGGTTTGTCGCGAGATGCGCCTTTACTCGTACAAGGTTGATAGGAACACCGGCGATGTACTTACGTCGATCGTCGACAAGGATAACCACTACATGGACGCAATCCGATACGCCATAGCTCCAATCATTAAGCGCGGATATTTCACAGATTACGCATCCTTGCTCTAATGCTATACTGGCAACAAACAACTAATGGGGAATAATATGGGTAAGTTTGCAGATGGCATTGCTGATGTTCTCAGCGGCCTAATCAATAAGCGCAATGGAGTGAATAGGAGTCAGGTTGTCCACCGTCAACTATCCGTTGAAGAAATGCGTACCATGTATAAGTCTGGACTTATGTCTAAGATAGTGCGCCTAAAGGCTGGCTACTCGCTTAACGACACGCTTAAATTTGAGTCGACAGCGGATAAAGAGTTTTACGAAAAGAATCTAGCCAAACAGATAAAGAAAGCCGCCAAGTTCATGCTTGGGTTTGGTCGTGGGATTATCGTGGTATTTCGTGAGGGTGATGACTTATCAACACCGCTAGGCTCGGGCTCTGACAAGTTAAAGATTCGCGAGTTCAGCGGTGACATGGTAACGGCAACATCTGTAATTACCGACCTGCGTAGTGAGCGCTATTACCGACCTGTTTATTACATTGTGAATGGTTTCAATATCCACCACTCTCGCGTTGCTGACTTCTCTTACTATGAGCCTGTTGAGCGTGAGCGTTCGGATTACCAGTATGGTGGCATCTCTGAGTCTGAGTTGGTATATACTCAATATATAAACGATGAGATTGTACAAAGGGCTACTGGTTCGATCGTGGATAAAGCTTCTACGTTCATCTACAAGATTAAGGGGTATAAGGAACTAATTCAGCGCAAGCAGGAAGAGGCAGTTGTTCGATACGTATCAACTTGTGAGGATGGACGTTCAATCTACGGTGGTCTAATTACCGATGCTGATGACGCAGTCGAGGTTGCATCTCAATCTATCGCCGATTTGGATAAGGTTGATAATATCACTCTACGCCGCATAGCTATGGTTACCGGTCTTGGTATGACAGTTCTTATTGGTGAGCAAGCCAGTGGTTTAAACTCAAGTGGACAAGCTGAGCGCCAAGGGTTCCAAGATACCATTGAGAACCTTCAATCTGATTACCTGCTAGAACCGATCAACTTTCTTGCTAAAGTATTTGGTTTGGGTGAGATTGAGTTTAAAGAGAACCAAGGGCAGTCAGCAGTAGAGCGAATGGATTACGACACTAAAGCGGTTGCAGTTGCTAAGACTCTTTGGGAAATGGGTGAGGACCATACCACTTACCTAAAATCTAAGGATTTAGTTGAGCAGGACGATTGGGAAACTTTCTGGTCTGACAACAAAGGCAAGGAAGAGGTTGATTTACTTTCACAGTTTATGAGCGAGGCGAGTAATGGCGGAAGTACCAGCACCAACAGCACTAAAGAGTGAAGAGAAGGTTCTTGAGCAGGCTATGACATCAATGATTGATTTGATGTCTAGGCTTTACCGAAATCAGGTAATCCTTGAGTTAAATCAAACTACTGTTGATAAGTTTCAGGATGCTCAGTCAGGCAACTATGCGTACATTCTAACCAAGTTGTCAACCAAGGTATCAAAATCTCTTGTATCTCGCTTTGACAATAAGCGCATTGAGAAGCTAGTTAAATCCACATTCGAGAAAGACGACCGAAGAAGCAAGCAAATCTTCTATAGTCGAATGGCTAAGGAAATGGGAGTAGACCCTGCTACTCTTCTTAAAAAGGATGGCATGACCTATGATTTTAACGCGCTTGTATTGGAAACAACTCAGTGGGCTAAGAAGCTACGCGACGAGACGTTAGAGTTATACACAGCTAATACACTGCGAGCTATGACGCTAGGGCAGTCTGTTGATGAGATACTTGAGCAATATGATGGCATGGTTAGTAAGCGTAAGAATCACGCTGAATTCACAGCTCGCAATCAGATTCAAAACTTCAACTCAATCATGAATAAGACTCGATCGCAGAAGCTTGGCATTACTAAGGCTGTCTGGGTTAGTAGCCACGATGAGAGAGTTAGGCCATCCCACGCACAGCGGGATGGAAAAGAGTTCGACCTTGATAAAGGGCTCTACTCAAGTATTGATGGGAAATACCTACTACCAGGAACGGACTATAACTGCTTTGAGGGAAGTCTAGAAATAGACAACACTAGTGTTTGCAAGAAACTCTACAGAAGATTCTTCTCTGGCGAACTGACCGAGATCGTTTCTGATGATGGTGTAATCCTTCCTTCTACAGGAAATCACCCAATATTGACCGACAAAGGGTTCAAGGCTGCCAATCTCATTAATACTGGAGATTATATAGTCAAGATTATTGATGATGGAGTTGATCTCATCAAACTGTATGGCTATAACCCTAAACCCACATTCGAGCAGCTTTTTACCTCGCTTGATCTCCTTGGGGTTGAACGCAGTGTAGCGCCCCGTGTCAGCGGTAAGTTCCACGGCGACATTTCCGATAGCGATATCGACGTTATAAGTATGGATAGCCTTCTGTCTGATGAGATCAAATCCTCTGTCAGTGAGAAGTTTAGAAAGCTCAACCTCTCCAACACCGATGAGATAATCGTACTTGATTTTTTCACGTGCCTTGGCTACGGATTTTCTGGCTTCAATGGGACGGGTCTTTCCTCTGACGCTGTCGTGAGCTGCCTTGACTTGGTTCTTTCTAGATTCATCATCCATCTTACTCCACTTGAGCTTTTCTGCTTCACTTTGGGTTCTTGGAGTAATTCCGCTATTGAGGAGCCTATTTCTTACAACGACTCTGGAAACGCCAAAGTGTTTAGCAATAGCGTTTTCGCTATATCCACTCTCGTACATGGCCACGACATCCTCACTAGAAAGCTTGACTCTTTCAAGTCTGGGGCGCTTAGTCTTGGGGAGAGAGATTCCAAGCTCCTTGGTTCTTTTGCTGAATGTGGATGGGTGAATACCGAGAGCGGAAGAGACCTCCTTGGAGGTGGAACCGTTAAATACAAGCTGTGCCGCGTCTCTGATGTCAGAGTCAGGGATTTTTCTGGGCATGTCTATAACCTCGAAACAATTTCAGGTGATTATGCCGTAAAAGCAACCGCAGTGTCAAACTGCCGATGCTCCTATCGCATGGTCATACCTGACGATGAAGAGTAATTTGTATTGCATGAATTATCGCCTTATAATATCGGTAATTCATAAGCATATCGCACGGAGATAAGGCTTGATTAAAGAAGAAGATGGCAAGTTTGTTGTTTATAGCGAGGAAGGTAAGCGCCTATCTCGACCTTTTGCGTCCAAAAGGGAGGCGGATAAGCGACTAGGCCAAATTGAATATTTCAAGCAGCAAGATGGATGTGAATGGAATTGGTTTGAGGATGACTCCTTACACCTAACTGATGCTGATGGGTATGAGGATGCAGAGTACGAAGGCCGCAAGGTATCTCTAAACTCCCCATTCCGCACGCCTAAGGAATCCAAGAAGTTTGCTGTTTATGTAAAGAACTCCAAGGGTAATGTGGTTAAGGTTAGATTTGGCGACCCAGATATGGACATCCGTCGAGATGACCCAGAGGCTAAGAAGTCATTCCGAGCTCGCCACAACTGTTCAAAAAAGTCTGATAAGACAACTCCGGGCTACTGGTCTTGTCGTATGTGGGCTGGCACTCCAGTTTCTAAGATGGCCGACAAGGCATTTAAGCATCGCGTATTTCTCGACATGTCAGCTAAGCGCATTCGCTCAGTTCGTGATGGCGTTCAAGAATACTACGGTGTTGAGTTGGGTATGGAGCCGCATAACCGAGTATTTACTGTATATCGCTCTCCTGAGACTATCGCTGGCATTGCTGATGAGTTAGGCGGTATTCCAATCACCAATGACCACGTTGATGTTAATGATGTTAGTGAGGTACAATCAAAGGACATCATCGGATCTGTTAAAGGATCCGAAATAGTTGAGTTTAATGATGGCGATTATGACAGTACTTTATACCTTGAGAATCCAATTGTAATTGATGATCGAGGTTTAGCGTTAAAGAGCTCAGGTAAGAAAGAGTTTAGTCTTGGCTATAATGGCCGATTAAAGCCACATGATGTGTATGACTTTGAACAAATTAACATTGTCCCTACTCATCTTGGTCTAGTGGATTCTGCCCGAGGTGGTAGCGTCTTAACATTCGTTGATAAGAAGGAAGTAAACATGGGTGACAAAACACTCTCTAAAGTCTTTCTTGATGCAGAGGGTAATCCTAATCTTCAGCAAATCGTTGAGATTGCTCAGGAACTACCAGAAGCATTGAAAAAGATTCCAGTGGATAAAATCCAAGAAGCTATGCCGGTGCTGCAAGAGATTGTTGCTATGGGTGGTGTTTCTGCCGATATGGGGTCGGTAATGGATGAAGGTGATAAGGAAACCATGGTTGACATGGAAACCGAGTACGAAGATATGGAAGGTGAAGATAAAGAGAAGTTTGAAGACTCTAAGCTATTCAAGTCTATCATCAAATCTAAAGGTCAGTCTTTCTCAGATAGCAAGCAGTTCAAAGATGCAGTTAAAGATGCTGTAAGCGCTCACGCTGTTGCAATACAAAAGGCTCGAGACTTTGTATCTGAAGATTACGTATTTGCAGATAAATCAACAGTTCAGATCATGAAAGATGCACTTGCTGCTGAGCATGGCGAGATTGAATTTGCTGATTCTGAGTTATCAACTGCATTTAAAATGCTTAAAAAATCAGGCTCATCATTAGAGAAGTTTGCCGATGGTCATGGAAAAAGCGCTCTTGAGTCACGAATTGAACAACAACTGGAGGCTAAGTAATGGCTTTTAAC